GTTGCGTTTGCAGCATTTGCGGATTTAGTTGCGTTTGCAGCATTTGCGGATTTAGTTGCGTTTGCAGCATTTGCGGATTTAGTTGCGTTTGCAGCATTTGCGGATTTAGTTGCGTTTGCAGCAGTAGGACCGCTAGCACCAGTCTCTCCACCAGAACTAGCACCAGTCTCTCCTGTTGGACCAGTCTCTCCTGTTGGACCAGTCTCTCCTGTTGGACCAGTCTCTCCTGTTGGACCAGTCTCTCCTGTTGGACCAGTCTCTCCTGTTGAACCAGTCTCTCCTGTTGGACCAGTCTCTCCTGTTGAACCAGTCTCTCCTGTTGGACCAGTCTCTCCTGTTGGACCAGTCTCTCCTGTTGAACCAGTCTCTCCTGTTGAACCAGTCTCTCCTGTCTCTCCTGTTGGACCGCTAGCATTTGCACTAGCACCTGCTGTAGGACCATTCGCATTTGTGTCTTGATGAGTCTCTTTACAGTGTTTTTGACAGATTTGACATACTTCATCTTTTTCAGATGTACTAAACACTTGTCCCATCCCGTCTCTAATCATTCTTTGTATTTCCAAATGTACGTTTCACCCAATTACGATCACGGAGAAAAATGCGGGAAGATTCAGGAGCCGTATGACGAGTGTATATAGAAATAGCATTTAATTTTCGAAATACGGTTAAGGCTCCGTATTCTTTTACGGCATTGGTTAATGCCGCATGGCGATCCTTGGCAGACATTGTTACAACTTTATCGTATCCAAAGCGAGATAGCTCTCCTTCTTTGAGTTCACCAATACCGGGACCATCCCCCTTGAACCCTTTTCCAGGCAATCCAACATCTTTAATGCACGCACTTGGAACATGTGTATTCTTTCTAGTATAAGCCTTACGAAGAATTGTACCACGAGGACAACGTATTGTCTTCATGTCTACTGGGGAGAGTCTTTTACTATAAAATCCATGCCATTAACAAGGATATGGAGACTGCCGTATTTACAATTATGACACTCGGACTGACCGTCGGTCTGAGTGTTGTGTACATGTATCCACGACGGAAAGAGATTATGGCAAATTGGGGAAAGTACAAAACAGATCCAATGATGTTATTTGGTGCACCCTTTTTTAAACCTGATAATGATCCCCGGTCATCTGCACAATTTGCACAAGATAATTTCAAAGATGTTATGGATTCTATGTTGAACAAAATCTTTGCAGTCTTTTTACAACCCGTCTTTCAACTCTTTAGTTTGTTCACATCCACATTGAACTCGGTCTTAACAAATATCTTTGCCTTTCGAGATTTGTTGAAAAATATGTTTGCGGCATTGTTACGAATCTTTGAACCTTTCATGGCACGCTTTCGAACTATATCCAATGAATTACGAAAGACCTTTATACGGTTAAAAGACGCCATTAGTCGTGTGGGTGCGGTTGCAACGGCTGCCATTTTTGCTGGTATTTCCACCATTCGAACCATGTTAAATTTATTTGAATTAATGAAAATTGTGATTGTTGCAATTATTATTACGCTTGTTGTATTAACAATCTTTTTTTGGTTTGTGTTGTGGCCAGTGGTTCCCCTTATTATAGCTGCCATTGCAATCATTATTAGTTCAGGAGGAGGAGCTGCCTTGGGAGATTCTGCAGGTGCCTTCTGTTTTGGACCAACTACACAGATTCAACTTCAAAATGGTACGACCATGCCGATTTCATCCATTCCATTAGGAGCAGTCTTGAAGGATGGAGGGGTGGTAGAAGCAACCATGAAATTTCAAACAGCTCCTCATCCGTTTTATTCCTACAAAGGTGTGGTGGTAAGTGGATCCCATATTGTATATGAACCAACACCAGGATTTGTACAAGATTCAGTTCATGCAACTCCTACACCGCCTCCCCCTGTCTATTACTGTCTACAAACCTCTACACGCCGTATATCAATACAATCTTTATCTGGTGAATCCATTATATTTGCAGATTGGGAAGAATTAGAGGAAGAGGACGAAGACTCCTTACAGGAATGGTATACCACAATTGATAAAATGCTGAATGGAATTGCACTCTCTACATCCTATCCAAAATCTATGTTGGAAAGTGATCCTGTCTTAGCTCCTTCTACCTTGGTACAAACACCCAGCGGTCTTCGCATGTTAGTAAGCCTCCAACCCGGTGATAAAATTCTGAATGCAAATGCAGCTCCTATTCATGTGTTGGGAGTGGTACAAATGGATCGTTCCCGTATAGCAGGATATCATACTATGGGGAAAGGACAATTGTCCAGTGCATGTTGGGTGCGTCCTCCCGGTTACACACATTGGAGACCAATTCATACCTTTTCTCGTATGTTTCCTTTTTCTACAGAGGAACTTCCCTCAGATCCTTGGATCTCTCTTTTCACAGAGGATGGAACATTCTTGTTGGGAGGTGGATGGGCGGTTCGTGATTTTACCGAGGTCGGACCCGATCATATCCAGGAGACTCATCCTGAAACACTCCGTATATTAAAACAACAATCTAAATAGAATGAATAAGCGTATCCTGTTTATCCTGTCCATGTTGGCGCTTCTGTTGGTTGCCAATGCGTTCATGCTCTATGGCTACACTAATTATCCCGAAGGATTTGCGAGTTATAATTTGGGATCAGCACCTAGCTCTCCCAAGACTGGCTATGAAAAGATTGGAACCTATGATGGAGTGGTGAATGTTCCTAAGAATGGAGTTAGTCAATGGCGCGATACTCTTCCCAATGAACCCTTGGAAGGTCCTGCCCCCGATGTTGCTAAGGGAGATATGTTTCTCTTTGCCAATAACCAGCAAAAACCTGAATGCTGTCCTTCCACCTTTAGTTCCGATCTTGGATGTATCTGCACCACTCCTGAACAACGCGCCCTTCTTCAAGCCCGTGGTGGAAACCGCAACGATCCTATTCAAGAACTTCCCTTTGCTTAAGTCAATCGGTAGTATAATTTATACTATGAATTGATTAATGTCTACGCGAACGTGTTTTACGGGAGCGTGATTTACGTGCGCGTGTTTTACGAGATCTTGCAGCAGCAGGAGACGCTGGTTTAATTTCCTCTGTTTTTTTTACAGTAAATTGTCCATTACGTTCTTCCAATGTTACTTCATACGTTATTTCCTTGGGCTTCTTAGGGGGTTCGGCTATTTCTCCAGGAGGTAAAGAATCTCCTCCAATGGACTTCTTATCTGAGGATGGCGTTTTAGATTCTTCTTGTTGCCGGTTATTCCACTCTGCGACCGTCATAGCTTCTTCATCATCCCAAGTGGTTGTTTCTCCAGTAGGATCACTTTTAGCGATATAATAACGATCGCCATTTCCAGCTATTTTATAGTAGATTTCATCACTTCCTCGAGTATTAATTGACCAATCTTCATTGGTACTACTATTCCCACTAAGATTTTGAGTATTTATATTTTCTTCTTTTCCCCATTCTGTTTTTCCTGTCTTTTTACTTTTTCCATATTTGTATCCCATCTCACTCTAATTGAAGGATATATTTTTCAATGTGAGGAGCCAGAGATTCTTTATGAAGAGTTTTCCAACGGGTTTGATGAACCCCATCTTTTCCACGATCTGCCAAGACTTTTTCTCGTTTATTACGCATAGCAACTGCTTGTATATGAGGAAGCTCCGTAATTCCACCCTGCACACTAGGACGATAGATCGGAACCTTTGCACGAATTAATCGATTGCGTAAGACATCGTCCTCTCCTCCCCATCCCCAAAACTGATTGGGATATCCATTCACACGTTGAAAATCTTTCGGGGATATACTGAGAATACCTCCTAAAAATCGTTCGGAGGTGTACTTGGTTCTCCACACCGTTCCAATATGCACCGGGTGATCGGGAATCATAGTGTAATATGGAAGTAATGATAGATCAGGCAATAAATCAACATCATGTAATATAATATGACTATATTTTTTTGCTAAACGAGCTCCTACGTTTAATAAGGCACCGCGATTAAAGGCACGTTCATCCTCAGATTGTTCCATTATATAGACAGGAATCTCCTTCCAAGGTCCTTTGGAAAAATGCTCCACAAAGTTCTTGAGCTGAGCAGATCGTTCTTTTGCTGGATTATCGCGGTAGGGAACTATGATTATAGGATTCCCTTGTTTTGCCTCTTTTGCACTTTCAACATCTAATTTGAGAAAGGTAGGAAGTTCTTTTTTTACAGAGCGATAAGACCGTGCCTTTGGCACGGTCTTATTCATCTGTTTACGTGTTTGCCGTGTTGGCATATCCCTACTGAAGTGGAAGAGTAAAGGCAGACTCTAAGGATGCCCCTTCAAATCCTTCTTTGAGTAAATCATTCAAGATGGGGTGAGATGTGGCAGCAGTGGCAAAGCCGCCAGATCCTCCATTCATATCTCCCCCGTCGGATCCAACCGTCCAATCCTGGTTGCGGGGCGGTCCATCCTCCAAACTAGCCCCATTCATACTGTTATTACCACTTACCCCATATTGGTTAAAATCTTCTACACCGGCTCCACTCCATCCATCTCCGCTAGCACCATAGGCACCATTGCTTCCATCATCCAAGACATCTGGATCATAGGTAGGAGGTTTCTTGATGGGTTTGCCAGAGGAAAATCCCTCCATCAAGGGTTCTTCTTCCTCTTCAAGATTTCCTTCAGAAAAGCCTTCCTCTGTAATATACTTGGTTTGAACAGGATCCATCATGCCTCCCCCACGGCAAACGCGGTAATGCACATGAGGTTGCAGTGTTCCTTTGAGAGGAACAGTATAGGGTTGAGGCTGACGAACGCGAAGCGTTGCGCGACCGGAGGAATCTGCAGTGGTCACACCGGCATTGGCAAACTTCAAGTACGCTTCTTGCCAGCTATTGACGTGTTGAAGGGGTTCCATACCAGGTTCCGATGCCCAAAAGAGCACCTTCGCACCGGGTTCTACCGTCACATGCACAGTGATATTTGCTCCATCGGGAGTCTTTTCCGCTAAAACAGAGCATGGCATGACCGTTTCCCCCAAGAAAGGAAGGTAGGTGTCGCGGTGAAACATAAGCGCAATGGCTGCTAACCCTACCAGTCCAAAAATCACGCGTGAAACAATTGGAATATCCACCAACAATTTGCTGATCAGATCTTTGCCTAAAATAGCTTTGGATCCCCAATTTAATCCACCAATAATTAATAAGATCGTGGCAATCATATGTGCCACTTTCATGCCGTACATTGTTTCTACTAGTATAAGTAGAAATGAAGAAGATGTATCTCGGTATGTTGGTGGTTGCCTTGTTTGTGGTTCTTGCGTTCGGAACGTACGAAGCCTTTAATGCTAGTTCTGGTGGTGCCTTGATCCAACTCAGTGCCTCACATGTTCCCACTCCCGAGGATATTCACAATGCACGTGTCTATGGAATGAACAATCAGGAAGATGATGATGCTATATACAGACAAAAAGATGCGTATAATGGAAACATTGATGGAACATTTCAATTAGACAATAGCCCATATGGACCGGTTTAATGTTTGCGTGTAGATCGTCGTCGTCGCCCTCCTCTTCTTCGTGTTCTCTTTGATACCATAGTGGGCGGAAACTCAACTCTTTGAATGTTTTTAACGTTTGGTAATATTTCAGGAAGTGATGGAACTATATTATGCACCATACTTCGAGTATATTTTAATTGACTTAGTAATTCAAAAGTAGCATAGATACCATTATGATCAAATTTTGAATCAAGAACAAATGTCTTATAGTCAAGAATTGGTAAATGATTATCTCCTACTAATATACGATCACATCGACTTGGAATTCGTTCATTATCAAAACAGTTAGGATCTGTGGGGGGTGCTCCTGGTTTAATCTCTTGAAGACGACACTCATCTGTTTTATTTGGTAAAAATTTGCATGTATATTGTTGTCTATATGTTGAAGATATATCCGTCAAAGAGATTGGTAACGGCTGTTCGAGAAGAGTATATAATTGATTTTTTCCAGCTGTATCCATTCGAAAATTAAGATCCCCCGCAAAAAACATATAGGTATTGGCGGTAACAAGAGGGGCTAGTTTTGTTAAAATAGTTTTAAATGCCTTTATTCTATAATCAAGACCAAGTCCTGGTGCTTTTTTGTCCATCGGTAAATGTGCATTTACAAATAAGTAGGTAGTTCCATTCTTTTCAAGACTTGCCCATGCAGCTCCTTTTGAAAATCCAGCCGTCTTTGTTAAATTTCCAGTGCCACTTGTAAGAGCTTGATATCCATATGCAACAGCTCCTCTAATACCTGCTTTGTTTGCAATAGGAATTGTACCTGTTTTTACAGTATAGGAAGTATCTTTGCTATAGACAGTTATTCTTAGATTTTTATCAATCTTTGCATTTGAATTGTTTAAAAAAACATCCGCAATAGAATTCAACCTATTTGTACGTATATAATCATCAGAAATAATGTTTGGATTATAAGGACTTTTTACTTCTTGTTGACATACAACCAATATATCATGTGGCATATTAGGTGTAAAATAACGTATATTCTCTTTTTCACTTGCCAAATTTTGACTTATAATACCAAGCGTACTCATTCTACTCTAACAATATAAATCATACATAACGCCCTCTGTTGGAGGAGTTGCAAGGTGAAAGGATTCAAACGGTTTGGCATCAAGTTGACGAAAGGGTACTGCATTCTTCACATCAGATCCAATGGCTTTATACAAATCAAAATCAGGATACCGTTCACGTCCATCGGGGGTGCGCAATACATTTTTTCCATGTTTATCAATCAACCACCCCCACAACAGGTTATACAGAGGACTTACTGTTTCTGTGTATATCTTGGCTCCTTCTTTGTACATAATCTTGATGGGATGAACAGGTTCTGGTCGGGTGGGAAAGAGTGATTCCAGTAAGCTAACAGATAATCGGCAAAGATCAAAGGAAGGATTCGGTTCCACAAGAGGACCGTTGGAAGCGCTATAAAAGGGAGGACAGTTGTACTGTTCTGCCGCATCATTACCTTCAAAGAAGGCGTCAGAGATGTAGAATCCTCCGTGTTCAGGAGGAAGAGTAAAGGAGGCTCGCCCAAAATCAATAATCTTCATAAGCTTTCCAAAGGTGGGAACTTTCATATACGATATTTCTTCCTTTCCTTTCACTGTTTTATGAATTTTATAAATAATATGAGTATCGGAAGTATCAGACCACATGATATTATTGGTGTGAAGATCATTGTGAACAAAGCCATACACTTTTTGAGCGCAACTAAGGGCTGCAATCACTTGAAAGACCCATGCTGACCAGCGTTGTTCCATGGTCTCATCCTCTTCTTCCTCTTCTAACAAATCATCCATGGTTCCATCCGCTCGTTCTAGCAAGGTTAATTGAACAGGAAAGTTAGTAAATTCAGCAAATGTTTGCGGTCCATCAGAATCTGTGGTGGAGGAGGATTCGGTACTTCCATCGGTCATGCGCTTCAACCGAACACGAGGAGCACTTAATGCGACAGAAGGTTCTGAGGAAGGAGGAATCGATTCTTCTTCCTCGACAACAGTCTCTGTGTCTACAGAAGGTGGGCTAACATACCCCACTTCTTCAAATTCTTCGCCTGTCAAGCTTACAGCATCTCCTATAATCTCTTTGGCTCCTTGTACAATGGAAGATCCTGTGAGAAGCTCTTCCTCCCCATCTTCACGAATCACACGAAATAATCCTTTGCGCTGATGAGGAAGCCACCAGGAGGATCGTTGAAATTCAGCAAGTTCATCGCTAATATTGTATAAATATTTATCAATACGTCCACTCATGGTTCCAAAACAACGGCACCAATGGGGGGATGTTTTAGTACTAACTAATTGATTGGCACAAAGCGCAAACACAGCATCTACATAGGCTTCGTTAAGAGGATCTTGCATCTTTTTGTGGGTAGTGTCTGCAATCTCTTTGGGAGCGGATAGGATCCCATCCGTTTTCCAACGGTACTCCCCTTCAATGGCGCGAATGGGATCTAGCAAATGGATGCGTTTCAAAAAGATGGGAACATCTGTGTCCTCCGTATGAAGTGTAGCAAAGAGAGAATGAGAGGTGGAGCGAGTAATAGAAGAAATGGAGGATCCCATCCAACATCGTTCAACAGTAAGATCATCGTCGCGAAGGCGTTCCTGTGTGGCAAAGAAGGGTTGAAGATCGGAACATTCGGGAAGTGCTTCCACTAAGGCAGCAGGAATCGCAAGATCGGTCATCATGGGAAGAAGCGTGGAAGGGATGCTTCGTGCAGCAGGTTTTATAACAGGTCGTGCTTTTGGCATATCTTCTTTTCACGGGTGTTCTTCTTTAATTAAAACGACGCATAGAATAGGAATGAATTCTACTCCGATAGAAGAACTTAATAAAGAATTACAAGATACAATTGTCAATACAGCAATAAGTTCTGAAGAAAAACAAAAGATATATGAATCTATTTTATTTAAATTATGTAGTATAAAAGAAACCCTGCCCGAATCATCTAGTCGACTTACAAGAATGCATGGACTTGGTATGTCTCCATCTTCTATAGTTAAAACACTTATAGAAAAGGGTGTAACACTTGACATTACAAATAAAGAGGGAAAAACACCTCTCTATGTTGCATGTAATGCTGCAAATGTACCCGTTGTAAAAGCATTACTTGCATATGTAAAAAAAGATGATCCAATTTTAAAAAATGGACTTATTCCAGCTGTAGTAGATTCACCATCTTATTCCTCCTTGTCCTCATCATCCTCATCCTCCTCATCCTCCTCATCCTCCTCCTCTCCCGAATCTTCACCCTCCGAGGCCTTGTTATCCTCAACTGCGTGCTCATGTAGTCACATATAAATGTACTGTGATGGGGTCTAACAGCATATTCAAAAGCACATAAACACTCACAATGTCCGTCGATAATTTCGCGGTCCTCCTCCAATAATTTGACCAAGTTCTTTTTGGCTTCGGCCATAGTATGGAGGACACTCTGCTCCAGGCGATCGTATTCCGTGACAAAATTAAACTTGCAATTGCCGAAGCA